TAGTTACTTTTACTACTGTTTTGGTAGTGTCATCTATACGCTTGATGATGAAAGACAATCTGATTTTTATAAAATCGTTGAAGTAAAAAAAGTAAATAATCTTGAAGATGTAGCCTATTATTACAGAAATATTTTTTGGGGTGGGTATCCGCCTGAAAACAAATCTGTAACATTTTATAGGGTAAAAAAATGCGATTCTGAAGGTAATATTGATGTCGCTTGGAAAAGCTTTGAACAAAATTACACTGTCGAAAAGGGGAGTGATTATGAAGAAGATGATTCTATAGTTCAAGGTATAAATGTCAGTGTGTTTGATCATGTGGAATAGGAAGGAGTAATCATGGCTGTTATTGATAATACAATAAGAACTGTATTCAGGTTAGACTCTATAAGAATAAGACAGCTTAAAGTTTACACTTCTGCTGAGACTCAGGAACAGACTTATTACAGAGCAACTCCAATAGGGGCCGTTACAACTCTTATAGAAGTGGATATTAACGCTCCTTCAGGTTTGTATAATCTTTCTGATTCAGGTGACTATCAAAATCAGGCTGTAAGATATGAAATTGCTTATAGATGTACTGCTTTAAGCCCATTATGGACTGTTTACAAGTATGAAATATCTGCTGCAACTCCTGATGAAATAGGATTCACTCATACCTTTGAAGTTTCAGAAGGTTCTTATGATATTTGCGTATATCGTACATCTTCTAAATCAAACGAATCTCAGATAATTGATAAAGTTTACTGTAACGGCATTAAGTCAGTTATAGCTAAACCTGTTTCATATCCCGATGTAACCACAATTCTTATGAGAATAACAGGTGATAAAGTTCTTTCTGAGATGAATGAAAATCAGTTAAGTACGATTTGGAAAAGAAAACTTCCTGACATCAACTCAGGCGAGCTAGAAAAGACTTTATCACTTGCTCCTGCAATAAAGTACATAATCAGTAATTCAAAGTATCCAGATATTCTTGATAATGACTCGTTGATTAAGTTTGATAAAATATGGACTGATAAGGGATTAAATCTTAATGGTGTTCTTGATAAAGACAACACTCTTCTTGAAGTGTTGAAAGATATTCTTAATGTCGGTTTTTCTGAGCCAATAGTAACAGGTGGAAAGCTTTCTTTTACTCAGCAGGGGTATAAATCTATATCAGACGTAAGTTATATATTTCAACCTCAAAATATTACAGCTAGTCCTAATCTTACAGTAACTCTTCCACAATCAGATGATACTCAAGAAATTTGTGCTGAGTACATGGATCCTACTTCATGGAAAACTAATCAGATATACATTCATGCGACTGATTCAGAAGGTAATATTGCAGTTACTACTTATCCTACTTCAAAATACCAGGATAAAATCTCACTGTTTGGTGTAACTTCTAAATCTCAGGCTGTATCAATGGCTGCAAGAAGATTAAATTATCTGAAATACACTAAATTCAGTATGGAACTGAAGACGGAACTTGAAGGACTGAATGTCTCTTATAATGATTTTGTCGGTGTTTATGTAGATCAGTTTGTTAATAAAGAAAAATCAGGAAGAGTTTTGGCTTATGACAGTTCCGAGTTTTCCGTAATTCTGAGTAATGTTACTGAATTAACTCAAACTGAAATGACTACTCTTATCATAAGAGACTTATCAGGAAAACCGCATTTGTTAACAGTGAGAAATACTGAAACTGTTCAGATGAATGGTAAATCATATCTGAAGTGTTACCTGTCTTCCGAGCTTCCGTTTAAGTGGAGTAAGTTCATCGGTTCTAAATATGAGTATCCTTACTTTGTGGCAGGTTCAGACAAACTTATGATGTGCTGGGTTCAGAATGTTACGAACTCAGGCAATACATGTACTGTAAAGCTAGTTAACTATGATTCAAGAGTTTACAAGAAAGATATAGCTCTTAAAAATGGTTGGGGTCATTGTATGTGGGGTCATGGTTCGTGGGGTCATGGTTATAATTAGTTTTTTTCAAAAAACGTATATAATTAAATTATGTGGCACGAGTTTTGAGCATAAATATTAAAAAACATGGAGCAAAATATACATGAGTACAGAATTGAGTAACGGAGTAATTATCCCTGAAGAGTATTCAGATGATTGGTATGATGAAATGTCAATTAATCTCAGAAAGCTGAATGATGTAATCACTGCTGCTTCTGATAATGCAACTGACATTCAGAGACTCGATACTGATAAAGCTAATCAGAGTGATTTAACTGCTTTAACTTCAAGAGTATCTCAGAATGAGACTGATATAATCGCATTACAGACAGCTGTCTCAGGAGCATTAAAGAGAGAAATTGTTCAGACATTACCTACTGAAGACATCTCAACAACAACTATCTACATGATAAGAAACTCTGAGTCTTCTGGAACCAATATCTATGATGAATACATGTATATAAATTCTCAGTGGGAACTTATCGGAACTTCTGCAACTGACTTCGGCAACTACTACACTAAGAATGAGACTGATAACCTGTTGTCAGGAAAAGTAGATAATTCAACTCTTGGTTCTTATTACACAAAGACTGAAAATGATAATCTCTTATCTGCTAAAGCTAATCAGACTGATTTAACTTCTTTGAGTGGAAGAGTTACTCAGAATGAAACTGACATAACAGCTCTTCAGACTGCTGTATCAGGTGCTTTGAAAAGAGAGATTGTTCAATCTTTGCCGACTCAGGATATATCAACTACAACTATATACATGATTAGGAATACTACTACTTCAGGCGATAACATCTATGATGAATACATGTATATAAATTCTCAGTGGGAACTTATCGGAACTTCTGCAACTGACTTTTCAAATTATTATACAAAGACTGAAATTGATACTCTGCTTTCATACAAGGCGAACGATTCAGATGTTGTTCATAAGAGTGGTGATGAGACAATATCAGGTGAAAAGAATTTTCAGAATACCGCAACAGATTATTCAGGCATTAAATTAGAGGGTTCTAGGGTTTGTCATATAACTGCTGACCATGCTAATGATGGGATTTTTTCTGATAATGCTTGTAGCTTTAGTTTATTGTTACCTGATAGCAATAAAACAATACATGTCGGAAGATGGACAAGTAGTAATAATAGGATTATTTTAAATACATCTTATCCGTATATGTCTTTTAATGGTAGTATTTTAAGAAGTAATACATACGTTCCTACAGGTGAAACAAATACTGCCACATTACGTTTGATGGCACAATTAAACTATGCTGATGATACAAATAAAAATGTAGATATTAGGTTAGTTCAGTATGATAATGCGTACAGTGCATTATATTCAAATACTGATAATGTTACATCTTTAGGTGTAGCAACTAGAAGATGGTCTAAAATCTATGGTACTGAATATTACTACGGTTCAAACAATGTAGAATTTAGTGCTAAATTTGTAACTACTGATACTAATCAGACTATTTCAGGTAATAAGACATTTGGTAATGGTACGCTTATAGTTGATAATAGAGTAGGAAATAATGTTCATGGTGAAATAAAACTCAATGGTTCAAGACCAGGATACATTGTCGCTGATAGCTCTTATGATAACGTATTTGATAATGTTAATTGCGGTATAAGCATACTTTTACAAGATGCAGGAAAACCTTTACATGTAGGTGGTTATAAAGTAGATTCAAATGGAAGAGTATTTGCTGATAATACAAATAAAACTCCTGTTTTATCTATAACCAGTAGCTTAATTAAAACAGCAACTTTAGTTCCTGATGGTGATACTGCCAATCAAATGTTTAGAATTTTATCAGAGCTTAGTTATGCTAACGGCAATCTGCCTAAAGTTTTAGATGTAAGATTTGTACAGTATGATGATGCCAATGCTTCAAGTGCTATTTACTCTAATGATGATGGTAGAACAACACTAGGTGTAGGTTCAAAGCGATGGAGTAATGTAGTTACATACAAAGTAAACGGAGTAGAACCTAGTTCTTTATCTCTGCCTAGTGGTAATGCTAGTAATTTTATCGATATAAGTTCATATTTCAGTAACACTGGGTCAGGAGATACAAACAGTTATACAGCTCTCGCAAATGGTTGGATTTATTTAAGATTAGGTGATATTGATAGTTGCCAAGCTAATGTATATGACGCAAATAACAATAGAATGTGGGGTCAATCATCACAAGGAAGTATTGAACAAATAACTATTCCTATTCTTAAAGGTCAAACACTTACAACGCAATGGGCAACGACATCAAGTGTTAATGTTGCTACTGCTCGCTTTATCCCATGTTTAGGCAACATCTAATTTAAAGGGGCAATCATGACAGAAGAAGAAATTAACGCTCTGCAGTAAGGGTTTTATTTTTAGTTAATTTTTTGTATAATTTTAATGTGCTATGGTGAATGGCTAAAGGAAGGTAGCTGTTCTTTATCTCTAA